TTCACCCCCTTCCTTTAAAAATTGGTGTGACGTTTACACGATAGTTAGAACAGAGTAGGATTGTTTTCAACTCCAAAATCTTTCAATCGCTTATTGGCTAAATCGATGTACCATTGTTTGTTTAATCTGATGTTTACTTTTACACCGTTCACTTCATCATTAAATATGAAGCAATGCTCCGGCGTATTTTCAATTTTGGCCGGCCGCCCAGTCACAGCATGAACCTTAAAAATTCCAGCATCCAATAAGCTCGTCGAAGCAAAAACCCGCAAGCATTTTTCCTTTAGTACCTTATTGCCATGCAGCGCATGTTTGTATTTACTGCTAACCTTTGAAACCTTCTGAAATTCCTTTAGTTCGTCGCAATCGCCAATTGTTTTTTCAACCGGCATATTATGCACCATGTATTCAATCAAGGCTTTGTTTACAATTGGTAAGTCATAGTCTAGGCTTCCAAGTTTTTTAACGTAAGCTCCTTTTGATTTGTGCTTTCCTTTCGCATCAACGATGATGTAATTGTTCACATCTTTTTGAAACACTTTTTGGTATTCATCGAATTCAAGCTGCAACCGTGTGCGCTTCTCCCACTCATAACAAATGTCGTCGATCAAATCATAATCTTCATACTGTCGCAGCTTGATCAAAATGCCATCCGTATTTGATTGAATGATTTTACAGTACGGCTCCAGCTTTTCAATAAGATCAAGCAACAACAATTGGCCGTATATGCAAACCCTGTTTGCTTGTCGCGGATCATATAACGGATTGTTCATATCTTTCATTGCACCGTATGTTCCATTCAATACAAGCTTCAGCGGCAATTGCAGTGGATTCTTTTCAGCCTTGTATTGCAGCCTGGTATGATAGATTTCTTCGTATTTCTTAGGATCTTTCATATTTCGACTGCCAAGATTGTATTGGATCATCAACGATGGATACAGTGACGCTACGTCCATGTTCAGATAATAGCCTTCACCATGATATTGATTAATTGCTCCATGTACGCCGCCCCAGGCGAACACATGCGGAACACCGGCAACCATGATTTCAAGTTTTTTTTCATAATCCCGGTTGTTTGGATCCATATACCAATCAACAACATCACGATATTTTTTTATTCGCATAGTCGATGGAAGATCAATGTCGAATTCATCATTATGGTTTTTTTTCGTAGCATCCAAAATGATTGCTGACAACTGAACTTTTGTTTTTGATATCAAAGACAAATCAAGTGTTCGATTCTGGCAAGCCAACTTAACCAAACCCCTATGAGCTTCAAAATCGTCTTTTCTTTGTAAAAACACTTCAATTGTCTGCTCAACATCATGCTGGCAATATTGGATTGTTTCATCAATTTCCGCTTCCGTTAATTTCCGATCAATGTCGAATGGAACGCCAGATTCCTTAATGTTGTTTCCCATAAACCCTTCGAATGTTTTCAATCCTCGATCCAGCGCATTCATCACATCATAATTGATCAGCGGAATTTTCCGTAATAAGCTAGAAAACTTCCAACCAGGATGATCCTCTTTAATGATGTAATCATTGATTTTTTTCGGATCGAAACCGCATAAAATGCCTTTTAAAATCCATTGATCATAATGTTTTGAATTGAAACCAACCCAAATATCATGTTTGTACTGGTTATGAAATTTTTTCAGTTCTTCGGGATCGTTCACTATGACATAATGAAATTTTTCAATTGGATTGATGATGACAACCAACCAATCATACTTAAACACTTCAAAATCAAAGAAAATCATCGTTATTCACTCCAAGATTTTTAAATTAAAGGGGATGCAACATTTCACATCCCCTTTAATTTAGTTATTCAGCGTCGAACACATCCGTAATTTCAAACGTGTTAAAGCCTTTCTTTTCTCCGTATTCAACTGCATATTCAAAGTTTCCATCAATCGCTTCATGCACGTCCATCAACAACTGTCCATATTGGCTGTATTTATTGAATTCAATATCAACACCGGATTCAAGACTTCGCAAGAACTCATTAACAATATGAATTTGAAACCCTTGTGTGATGACTTGATACATGAAAATCATTGAATTTTTGTAAGTCCCATTGAGAATTCGCATCCAGCAAACAAACATTGGATCTCCTTTTTTGGATTCACTCAGTTCAAGCTTCTCGATTTTGATTTCATATTTACCGTGTGGAACATCCTTATATTCACCATGACCGGTTTCTGCTGCTTCAGCAACATCCTTTGCCAAACCTTCCGTATCAATTGCCTTGTCAAACTTTGTGTAATCAATAGCCATTTAGCATTACCATCCTTTTTTAATATTTTATTTTGGATGAAAAATTAGAATTATTCTCCGCGTTTTCTTCTTTGTCTTGTTATCGGTTTTTGCTCAACAGGTGCAGCAGGTTCCTCAGCCGGATTTGCAACCTCGGATGTTGACGATTCAGCCGGTTTTTCGAGTGATTTTTGTTCAACTGGTGCAGGTGTAGTTGGTTTTTTTACGCTCAAATTGGCTTCATCGTAAACTTTCATTAATTCATCATAGTCCAGAGGAATTGTATTCGCCGTTACATTCAGCCGGCCACCGCCAAAGATCACTTCATTGGTCTTGAAATTAAGTGTCCGAACGTTATCATCAGCAATAACCCGGGCGACAATATCAACCATGCCAGCAATCTTATTGGCCGTTTTTTCCTGAAGGTTCGGCTTAATCGCAGTGATCTTGTCGCCGCCTTTTTTAGTAATGTCCTTGCTGGTGTCCTCATGGCTGATCAATATAATGTTTTCATAATCCAAGTTCATCAGGCGCTTCAACGTTGACAGGAATTCGGTTCTAACCTTATCCCAGGCGCGAAACGAATCATCAGATTCATGCGTGATCCCCATTTGGTCATACATGTATAGCCGGCAATGGTCGTAACAATCTTCAAGCAGATCAACAACGATAGTTTTGAAATCGTTTTGTTTCTTTTCCAGTTCATCAATTGCATCTTTCAGAACTTCCCAAGCAAGCGTTTTTTTCGTCATACGACCATCAACTGTTACGACGTTTTTAACTGCGACGTACGGAGCATCAACAAATTTAATATTGCCATCCGTATTCAACATAATTGGATCAGGAAACCGGTTTGCAAGGAACGTCTTTCCACTAAACGGAGCACCATATAACCAAATGACCTTCTTTTCGATTTTCTCAATACTGCGTCTTTCGTTTTTTGGTAAAAGCATGTAATCCAACCCCTTTTCACATAATTCTTGATAGTCGCACCAGCGACACAAATAACTTTTTTCTTTTTCAAAATCTTTGATTTCCAAAACTTGTTTCATCCCAAGCGTGAAATCAATTACCTTCTCAACATTAAATTCAACCGGGATAATTTTCGCTTCTGATTTTTCTAGTTCTGCAATAATCCGCTGCCGGAACTGCCGTAAATCTTCTGTTTTTTTCTGTTTGATTTGAACCTTGGGAACAAACACGAAATACATATTTTTGATTTTTTTACTTGGATTTTGTTTTTCAAAAAAATATTTGTATTCGTGTAGCTGCCCCGATTCCATATAACGATCAATGTTATTGGAATATTTGAAATCGTACAGATCAAAAGTTCCATCATCGTTTGGTGTTAACAAGTCAAGGAACGCAATGAAATCTGAATTCATAATCTGAAGTTCATGTTTTCCATCCGGCAGTAATTTCTTAACTTTGGGAATAAGATATTCAAGTTTGATGATCTCGTTAATGTGCATATCATCAATGATGGGAAACGAATTGCAATACTCGCGTATAGCAGTTTGAACATCCTTTTCAATCCCGGTGTGAATTGCTGTTCCTAAAATCAGCGCATTATCTGCATCTGTTGGTGCAATGGTTTTTAACTTGTCAATATATCGCAGCTTGTACTTGAATTTGCAGCTTTTAAAGCACTCAATTCTTGAATGGCTGAATTGCACCCGATCACCCCCATCACCAGGCTTTTAAATTCTTCAAATCCTTTCGGAAAAAGGATGATCCCAATTCCGCCGGCTTCATTGATCAGTTTGGTATTCCTTTTTTGCAGCGCTGATGCTTCTCCATTCGGTCCTTTCAGTTCAATTGAAAGGAATATTCCGTTGATACAGCAAAGCAAATCAGGTATTCCAGATTTTTGATAACCTCCGCCCCACACTTTAACGAACCAACCACAAGGATCCACCGTCATCTTATGCCCTGGAGTTCCAGCAGCATAAACGCCAACTGAAGTAAAAAACTTTTTCACTCGGTTTTCAAAGATTTTTTCTTGTGCCATTATTTCACTTCAACTTTCACATAAGCTGATTTGCTTGAAGGTTTGGAACATGTCTTATAAATTTCAGGATAATTAGCCTTTAATTTTTTACTGTCCACGCTTGTTGAAGTAGTTGCTGCAATATAAGTAATTTTT